CCCATCCCCGCCCACCTGCAGGCCGCCGTGGACCTCGCCGTCACCAAGGGCGTCGAGGCCGCGCTCGCCGCCCGCCCGAACAACCCGCAGGGTCCGGTCATCACCGACGTGCGGGACCTCCAGCTCGACCTCACCAAGGAGAACCGGCACGCGCGCCTGGCCGCCGGGCTCGGATTGAAGATGAAGATGGCGTACCTGAAGCAGGCGAAGCACTTCGGGCGCGGCAACGACGAGGCGTTTCAGAAGCTCGACGCCTTCCTCACCCGGGTGAAGGCGGCTGGCCAGTTCGCCAGCATCTTCGAGTCGGGTGGCGCCTTCACGCGTGAGACGGTCAGCTCGGAGATCGTGGAGCTCGCGCGGCCGAACTCCATCCTCCTGGCGGCCGGCATCCGGACCATCTCCGGCTACGGGGCCCGCCTCACGATGGGCACCATCGACGAAGGGGTGAAGGTGTACTGGGTCGCCGAGGGCGAGCCCGGAACCCCGTCGAGCGTGAAGGACGGCGCACTCGTGTTGACCGCGCACAAGCTCATGGCCCTCGCGCGGATCTCCAACGACCTGCTGCGGCTGAGCGCCATCGACGCCGCGGCGATCATCGGCGCGGACATGGCCGCCGCCATCGGGCTGGAGATCGACATCACCGGCTTCAAGGGCAAGGGCCCGAAGCGGCCGAGCGGCATCCGAAATCAGATGGACCAGGCCGCGCGGACGGCATCGGCGGGGACGACCGCCGCGAACAAGGTCGCGGACACCGACGGGGTCATGGGCTCGGTGGCCAAAGCCCAGATCCCCGGCGGCCTGAAGGCCAACAAGGGCTTCTACTACTCCTCGACGGATACCTTCCTGGCGCTCCGGCAGACCCGCGACAGCGCGGGATGGCTCTTCCCGGATCTGCGCTCCGGCGAGAACCCCACGCTGAACGGCTTCCCCTTCCACTACTCGGAGACGCTCGCGGATGACGAGGTGTTGGGCTTCGGCCTCGCCAACCAGCTCATCCTGGGCGAGGCGATGCCGCTGGAGACGGCCATGGGCGAGAACGGGACCGACTTCTCCGCGGACATGGTGACCATGCGCGGCATCACCGAGGTGGACTTCCTGCTGCGCTACCGCAAGGCGTTCGCCGAGAAGACGGGCGTCGCGTACTGAGCGGCTTCGCGCCGCAGAGAGAGAACGAGCAACCCATGATCCCCCAGAACGTGCATGTCGGCGCCTTCGTCTCGTGCGCCACCCAGGCCCTGGCGCCCGCCGCCCAGGTCGCCGGCACCCGCAGCGGCAGCGCCATCGATGTGTCCCAGTTCCAGTCCGGCGTGCTGGTGGCCAACATCGGCGCCACCAGCGGCACCCCCACCACGCTGAGCGTCACCTACTCGCTGGAGTCGAGCGCGAACGGGACCGACGGCTGGACCGCCGTGACGGACCTGGACGGCGTCGCCCTGGCGGTGCAGTCCACCGCCGCGTCCAAGGCTGTGGAGCTGGACTTCAGCCTCCAGTTCCTGAAGGCAGACCACGGCCACCTCCGGGTGAAGGAGGTGGTGGCCTTCACCGGCGGCACCGCGCCGACGCTCGTCACCGGCGTCACGCTGGTGCTGGGCGGTGGCCAGCGCCTGCCCGTCTAGCGCGGGCACGGACTCCCCCCTTCCCTGCCTGCCCGGGCCGGGGCGGCCTGCGCGCCGCCCCGGCCCTCTTTCTGCCCGAGGTACCCATGCCTTCCGCTGTGGACCTGCTCACCGCCGACCAGCTGCCCCCCAACGTCCGAGACGCGGTCGACGCCACCACGCTCGGCATGCTCATTACCGCCGCGTCCGAGGCCCTCGCCAGCTACGTGGGCTACCCGCTGCACCTGCGCACCGGCGTCGTGGAGTCCGTGGCGAGCCAGGGTGGGCGCTACCTCTTCCTGCGCTCCGGGGCCGTGCGCCAGGTGGAGCGCGTGGAGGTGTGCGGCGTCGAGGTGCCGCCCGCGCACTACCTGCTGGAGGTGGGCACCCTGGGCGTCAGCATGGGGCGCATCCTCTCGCGCGGCGCGCCCTGGCCCTTCACGGGGGAGTACTCCCCGGGCGTCTCGCCCACGCCGCTGCACGCGCACGACACCGGGGAGATCCTCGTCACCTTCACCGCGGGCTGGGTGACGCCGGGGCAGGCGGATTCCTCGCCGCCGCTGGAGGTGAACCTCCCCGCCGTCTTCGTGCTGGCGGCGCGCATCGTCGTCACCGCCTACAGCCACCGGGACGGCCAGGACTGGGACGTCACCAGCGAGAGCATCGGCGGCACCTCCATCGGCTACGGCGCGGACTCCATGCGCGGCGGCCGGCCCGCCATCCCCCTCGCCGCGCTCGCCCTCGTCGAGCGGTACCGGAAGCTCAAGCGCGGCGGTGTCGCGTGAGCCTCCTCGGCCACCGCTTCCGCCACCGCTTCGGCCTGGCCCAGCTGCTGTCCACCGACGCCCGCGGCGAGGAGGAGTACTCCGAGCCCACCACCCACGCCTGCCGGTACGAGGGCTCCGTCCGCCGCATCACCGCCGCGGACGGCACCGACGCCATCACCGAGGCCATCCTCTACACCGGCGTGGAGGTGAAGCCGGGGGACGCCATCTGGCTGCCGGGCACCACACCGGGCGACCTCAACACCCAGCGCCACCCATTGTTGGTGACGCCGCGCTTCGCCATCGGCGGGGCAATCGACCACTACGAGGTGGCCGTCTGATGGGCGCCGAGCTGCAGGACGTGGAGCTCCACGTGGCCCAGGTGCTGGAGGCCGCCGAGCTGGGCCTCACCATGACGCCCACGCCGCCCGCGCCGCCCAGCCTCTACACGGGCCCCTGGCCCCTCACCGCACCGCCCCAGGTGGTGGCCGTGCGCGAGGTGACGGGCGACGCACCCGAGGACTACATGGGCACGGGGCGCAGCTACCTCCAGCCGGACGTCCAGGTGCTGGTGCGCGGCCGCACCTACGCGGACGCCCAGGCCCTGGCCCGCCGGTGCTGGAGCGCGCTGCACCTGGCGGCCGTGCCCGGCTACGTCTCCTGCCGGGCGCAGGGTGCGCCCGCGTACATGGGCCCGGACGGCAAGGACATGCACCGCTTCGTCTTCACCGTCACGCTGGCCTACGCCGCCTGACGCGGGGCGGGCGGCCCTTCTTGAGGGGCATGCCCGTCCGCGTGAAGCTCGACATGCGCCCCCTCCTCCAGCTGCGCCAGCGCGCGCCCGAGGTGCTGCGCGAGTTGGACAAGCCGGGCCGTGCCACCGTCCGCCACGCACTGGACCTGTCGCAGTTCGACGTGCCGCGCGGGGACCGTGACGTCGAGTACGACGCGCACGGCAACGCGAAGCGCGAGGAACGCCCGCTCGCGGACACCGGCTTCATCGATGGGCCCGAGCACCACCTGGACCGGCGCCTCTCCACTACGTGGGTGGCCGGCTACGCGCACCACGCCGCTGGCGCGATCCACGAGGGCTTCCACTGGGGAGGCCAGATCATCAACCCGCCCCCTCACTTCCTGAAGAAGGCCTTCCGCCGCTCGCGTGCTGTCGGCCGCAAGGGCGTGAAGACAGCCATCGAGCAGGCGCTGAAGAAGCTGTTCCCCTCGCAGTAGTGAAAGGCATCGCCATGGCTGAACCGGACGTCCTCTACGCGCAGCACATCCACTTCACCCTCGCGCCCACGACCACGCTCGTGACCCTCGACGAGGCGGCGGCGGCCACCCCCCCCACCGATGCCACCGAACTGGACGGCATCATGGAGTGCTCCGTCTCCGCGGCGGCCGACAGCGTCGACACGAACTACATGGGCAGCGACGGATACAAGAGGAACGCGGCCACCCTCACCGCCCTGAGCATCAACGTCAGCGGCCACCGCATCAAGGACAACGCCGCGCAGAACGCGCTGGAGGGACAGCTCCGGGGCATCGGCTACCTGCACGTCATCCGGGACGCCGACGCGACCGCGGGCCAGCGCGGCAAGCGCTACAAGGTGCGCGTCATGTCCTTCGAGTCCGGGGGGCCGTCGTCCGACGTGGACAAGCTCACCGTCAGCCTCATCGGCCAGGGTGCCCCCGTCGCGGTGTAGCCGCCCCTTCCTCTCGTCACAGCCCTCACCTCGGAGAAGACAGACATGAGTGACACCAGCACCCCCAGCACGGAGACGTCCCTCATCATCACCCCCAGCACGGAGACGCCCCTCATCATCACCCCCAGCACGGAGACGCCCCTCATCATCACCCCCAGAAACCCTGGCGTGCTCAAGCACCGCCTGCTCGCGAAGAACCGCAAGGTACTCAAGCTGATCGACCTCTGCGGGGAGAAGGTGCACCTCTGCAAGCCCACGCAGGGCGACCGCGTGAAGGTGCTGGAGGACGCCAAGACGGCGGGCGAGATGGGTGAGGACGAGAAGCCTACGTCGCCGCGCAATGCCCTGCGCCTCGTGGCCCGCATCGCGGCGTGCGTGCTTTACGACCCGGCCAACGGCCAGCGCCTCTTCAGTGACGCGGACCTCGACAGCGTGGTGGACAGCGCCGTGTGGCTGGAGGACGTGCAGGAGGACGTGCAGGCGGCCTTCGCGCCGAACATGAAGGACGTCCGAAAAAACTCCGAGCCGACCCCGAGCTGAAGCTCCTCTTCGCGGTCGTGAAGCTCACTGGGCAGTCCCCGGACGAGGTGCGCGCCTGGGACCATGAGGACCTGCTGGGGCTCCTCGCCTACTGCGAGCTGGAGAACGAGGAGCTCAAGCAGCGCACCCAGCACCACCCCCGCCCTGCCGGCGCGTCCAGCCACGCGCCCGCCAGCGGCACCACCACCATCACCTACCGCTTCGCGCCCAAACCGTCGCCGAAGCCGAAGCGGTAGGCGGCACACCCCTGGAGTCCTGCCGTGGCCCTGAAGGTTGGAGACTTGTACGTCGCCGTCACCGCCAGCATCGGCGAGGCGGTGCAGTCCCTGGGCAAGCTGGCCAAGGAGGTGGAGAAGGTCGCCAAGGGGGTGAAGGAGGCGGCGGAGCCCATCGGCAAGGTGGGCGCCGTCATCGCCGCCGGCATCGGCGGCGCGGTGCTGGCCGCCTCGAAGTCCAACCAGCGCCTGGCCGCGGAGGTGGAGCACATCCAGGAGGTGCTCTTCACCTTCGCCTCCGAGGTGGGCGACCTCTTCACCCCGCTGGTGCGGCGCATCGGCGACTTCCTCTCCAACCTCACCGCCCACTTCCAGCGGATGAGTCCCGGGGTGAAGCGCTCCGCGGCGAGCGTCGCAGCCTGGGTGGCAGGCATTGGCCTGGGCGTCGGCGTCGTGGGGAAGCTGGCCGCCACGGTGGAGGGCCTGTCGAAGGGCGTCAGCCTCGCGATGCAGGCGACGAAGGCCATGCTGCCCGTCATCGCGAAACTGGGCCCGGTGCTCAATGGGGTGGGCCCGGCCGCCTCGTCGGCGTGGCAGGCGCTGCAGGCCATGAAGAACGTGGACGTCGGCGCCTCCCTGTCCAAGATGTGGGTGAGCTTCAAGGGGATGCTGCCCACCATGGAAGGGATCAAGGGGGGGCTCGGCAGCCTGGGCAAGTCCATGGTGGACTTCGCCAAGTCCACGCCCTCCCTGCTCTCCAGCGTCGGCAAGATGCTGATGAGCTTCGGCGCGGCCGCCATCCCCATCCTCGCGGTGGCCGCTGCAATCACAGCCATCGTCCTCCTGGCAGGCGTCCTCTACAAGAACTGGGGCGACATCAAGCTCATCGCGGGCGAGGCGTGGGACGCGATGGGTGAGTCCGTCGCCCGGATGATGGGAGGGTTGGGCGACGTCGCCGACAAGCTGACGGGCATCTTCGTCGCGGCCTTCGATGCCATCAGCTCCACCATCAAGGGCATCGTGGACCGGGCCCTCGCCTTCGTCGCCTTCCTCGTCTCTGGCTCCGCGAAGGTGCTCAAGCCCATCGCCCATGCAGCCAGGATGGGCGATACCGAGAAGGCCCTCGCCTCTCTAGAAAAGGTGACGGGGAAGGACATCGGAGAGGGGATTGAGAAGGCTTTCGACAGCGGCGTGGGTGCAATGGCCGAAGCCCAGGCGCGGCTGAGTGCGGCGAAGGCAGCGCTGACGGCGGGCGTCACCGCCACCGTCGCGGACGCGGCGAAGGCCGCTGCGCGCGGCGTTGCTGTCGTCAAGGACGTTGCGGGCCTCGGACTGAGCGACGCCATGACGGGCGTCAAGATGATGATGGCCGACATCAGCAGCGCCTCGGGCCTCGACGGCCTGAATGACCGCTTGGCGCAAGCCGTCGGCTGGGTCAACGGCAAGGACGAGGCACGCATCCGCCAGCCGGGGGACATGGGCGCCACGCTCCGGCAGAAGGGGTACGACCAGCTCCAGTCCTACGCGGACGAGGACTCGAAGCGCGAGGCCGACCGCGCGACAGAGGCGGACACGGCGCGCGCGGCGAAGTCGCTCTCGGACCTGGCCGACGAGGCGGACCGCGCGAAGGACGAACTGGACTTCAACCGCGACACCTCGGACGACGCTCGGCAGGAGGCCGCCGATGCCGCGCGCGCGGAGATGGAGCGCGCCCAGGAGTCCTTCGGCGCCATCTGGGAGGACACCCAGCGCTTCGCGGAGGACGCGAAGGCGGCCATGGCAGCGGCGCGGGCGGACCTCATCAGCGGCTTCCTCGGCCGCATGGGCGAGCTCGGCAGCATCATCGACAGCGCGAAGAAGGGATTCGAGGCGGGCGGCATCTGGGGCGCCCTCTTCGCCGCCATCGGCGAACTGCTCATGGGCAGCGAGCAGATGGCGACCATCATCGACATGTTCAACGGCATCATCGGCCAGCTGAAGGACCTCTTCGGCACGGCGGCCACCGGCCTGGAGCCCATCGTCGGGGCCATCGGCTACCTGGTGAACGTCATCATCGACTTCCTCACGCCCGTGATGGAGCAGATGGGGCACGCCATGGAGTCCATCGCCCCCATCATCGTCCTGGTGGGCGTCTTCCTGAAGATGCTCGCGCCGGCCTTCGAGCTCGTCGGCAAGGCCACCAGCTGGCTCCTGGAGAACGTCCTCAAGGGACTCTTTGAAGTCCTGCGCTACGTCGGCCTCGGCATCCTGTATGTGATTAAGGGCTTGGCGTCGGCGTGGAATGGCATCATCAGCGCCATCCAGTGGGTGTTCAAGAAGCTCGGCGACATCAGCATCCTCGGCGCGCACCCGCTCGGCTTCCTCAAGGGGTGGGCGAAGTCGATGGAGTCCGCGAAGGTGGACACGGAGTCCCTGGCCCGGAGCATCCAGGAGCTGGAGGGCCTCACCTGGGACGCGGCCATGGCGAAGGCCAATGAGACAGCCGAGGTGCTGAAGAACCGGGACGCGCTCGCGGACGTGAACGAGGCGCTCACCAACGTGCCGGACCTGTGGAAGGTGGCGCTGCGCCGCTTCGACGCACAGGACGAGCAGGACGGGCCCAACACGTCCTCCGGGAGCACGCCCCCGCCGGCGAGCCAGCCGCCCCCGTCCCCTACGGGCGGAGGAGAGGTGTCCGCCCCCGAGTCGCCGCAGGCTGCCCCGTTCAGCTTCTTCTTCAACATCGCCGGCTACGACATCCAGGAGGCCATGACCGAGGCGCAGGCGAACGCCGCGGACATCCTCCGGCGCTTCGGCATCCGCATGTTCGGCACGGCCGCCCCCGTCTCCGGCCGGTACGCGTAGCGCCCGGGGCAGCCCTTCTTCAGGGGCATGCCCTATCTCACCCTCAGCGGCATCGAGGTGCTCTGCTCCACCGCGAAGGGGCTCACCCAGAAGCCGACGCTGCTCGGCCCCCGCGTGAGGACCTTCAGCGGCTGGGCGATGAGCGGTACCCGGGCCCGCGTCTACGCCTGGGCTGGCGGCACACCGCCCCTGCCGATGGCCGAGGCGCAGGCCTTCCGCCGCCTCCTCGACGGTGACGGCCACAGCTGGGCGTTCGCGCACGCCACGGTCAACGCCTTCACGTCCAGCAAGGGCGCGACCCCGTCCCTCCTCACCGGCGTGCCCCAGGCGGGCACGGGCATCACGGGACGGTGGGGACTGGGCGCCCTGTTCCTCAACCCGGCCGAGGCCGTGTCCTGGGCCATCGGCGCGCGCGCTGACGGCACGGTGGGTCTCTGGGCTCGCAGCAGCGTCACCGGCAACGCCTGGACCCATGTGGTGGCGCGCCTCGGCCCGGACGTCCTCTACGTCAACGGCTCCGAGCTGGGCATCGTGGACGACATGGACGGGGAGTTGGGGCTGGAAGTCACCGTCGCCGGGGGCACGCTGAAGGTGCTCTCCACGCGCACCGACGTCACGGTGAGCGACCTCGTCTACCTGCCCTACACCGTGCCTGATGGGTGGGTGTCGCAGTGGGCCGCGGCGACGGCGCCCTTCGGGCCGCTGCCGTACCACCGTGCCGACGGCACCGGGCTCGCCGAGGCCTGCCGCGTCCTGGGCCAGGCGGGCGATGCGTCGGCGGTGGAGTACGACCAGGACGGCGCGCGGGTGCAGGGCCAGTACCTGGACTTCGAGTTGTGGCAGCAGCCGGAGGGCACCTGACATGCGCACCCTTTCCACCGCCGAGTTGGCCGTCGTCACCTGCGCCGCGGGCTTCGCCTCACACGTGCGCGTGCTGGTGCAGCGTGGCTTCACGTGGACGGACCTCTCCACGCTGCTGCCCGGGGACTACCTGCTGGGCGTCTCCTGGTCGGACAGCACCGACGCGCCCGTGGGGGAGGCCACCGTCTCCGTGGTGCGCAACGGCCCGGACGGCGCGCGCCTCTCGCTGGCGCCGATGGTGGTGGGCAGCTTCCTCAACACGGTGGACGGCGCCTACGTGCCCCTGCTGCGCGAGGGCGCGTACTTCCGGGTGGAGGTGGCCACGGTGCCGCTGGACACGCGCCTCGCGGACGTGCCCGCGGGCGCGTGGCGCGAGGTGTGGCGCGGCCGCGTCGACGAGGTGGACGCGGGCGGGGACGAGCTGCGCCTCGTCGGGCGCGACCTGGGCGGGCTGCTGCAGGACACCTGGGCCGAGGTGGAGCGCCCCTATGGCAGCACCGCCGGCACGCCCGTGCAGTCCGTCATCCAGTCCCTCCTCAACGACAACGGCATGGCCGCGTTCGGCCTCTACACGCCGGTGGATCCGAGCAGCGTGCGCGGGCCCTACGTGCAGCAGCGCGAGCCCCTCCTCGACGCGGTGCGCGTCCTAGCGGAGCAGATTGGCTGGGACGTGCGCATGCGCTGGCGCCAGGACACCAGCGCCTTCGCGCTCACGCTCTGGAGTCCGGACCGGCTGACGGACACGCCCGTCGCCACCTTCGGGCCCACCAACGTCCTGGAACTGGGCGAGCTCAAGCGCAGCCTGGAGCACGTGCGCAACGTGGTGGAGGTGGTGTACTCGGACAAGGCGGAGAAGGACGCCACCGGCGCGAAGAAGCGCAAGACGGTGACGGCCACCAACCCCACCAGCATCGCGCTGTACGGGCGCCGGTGGATGCAGGTGGCCGAGGGCGCGTCGTCCCTCATCGACACCACCGCAGAGGCGCAGCGCCTGGCGGACGCGGCCATCGCGGACCTCTCCGAGTCGGCGCTCAACCTGTCGCTGACGCTGCCGGGGATCCACTGGTACCTGGAGTCGGCGGACCTCGTGGAGGTGCTGCCGGACGGCGTGCACTTCGACACGCCCCAGCGCCTGGGAATCCTCTCCGTGGAGCACGAGTGCGCGTCCAGCGGCGAGGCCCGGACGAAGCTCCAACTGCAGGGCCGCCCCAGCACCAGCCGCGCCGTCTGGGCGGAGAAGGACGCACGCCCGGGCGTGGCAGCCAGCGCGCCCTTCACGGGCCCCTCGGCGCCGGCGGGGCTGACGGTGACGAACACCGTCAACGGCTTCGCCCTCTCCTGGACACCCGCGTCGACGGGCGCGGCGTGGGACGCGTACGAGCTGCACGTCAGCAGCACGCCCGCCTTCGTCCCGTCCCAGGCGACGTTCCGGGCCAACAGCCGGGCCACCCGCTTCGACGTCCAGGACCTGGTGGCCGGCCGCGCGTACTACGCCAAGGTGATTCCGCGCGACGTGAAGGGCAACGCAGGCCCGGCCAGCGCCGAGGTGACGCTCGCGCCCAGGTACGTGGCGCCGGCCATGCTCGCGCCCAACGTGACGTGGGCCGTCCTCCCGCTCAACGCGGACTTCGAGGCGCTCAGCGATCCCAACGCACCGCCCGACGGCTGGGGCCTCTCCCCCGGCACCTGGGGCGTGGATGCCTTCGACACCACCACCAGCGTCTTCTCCGGCATCCGCTCCGTGCGCCTCGCCCCGACGTTGGTGGCCACGCTCCTGGGGAGTCAGGCCTTCGTCGTCCGTCCGGGAGACCTGCTGTTCCCCTCGGCCCTGGTGACCAAGGGCTCCGAGCCCGTGAACGCCGCGCACCTGGGCATCCTGCTCATCCGCTGGCTGACCGCGACATTCGGATTCATTGATGCGGTCGTCGTGGACCAGGTGCAGGTGCCCTCCGGGTCGTGGCAGGAGCTCGGGCGCGGGATCTCGGTGGTGGCGCCCTTCGGCGCGCGGTACGCGCAGCTCTTCGTCGGCAAGTCCAACCCGCTCGCGTACACCCTCTACGTGGACTCCGCGCGGGTGGCATGGCAGCCCCGTTCCCAGGACTACCAGCAGGCGTCGATGATTGCCGCCTCCGGGTGGGTCGGCGTCGGGGCCCCACGCAATCCCAACTACTACAAGAACAGCGCGGGAGATGTCGTCCTCGGCGGAGCCATGAAGAGCGGCGCCATGGGGAGCGCCGCCTTCAACCTGCCGCCCGGCTACCGCCCGCTCAACGAGCAGCGCCTGGGGGTAGACAGCGGCGTCTACGGCCGCGTGCGCATCACGTCCGACGGGAACGTCACCCCCATCTCCGGCAGCTCGACGGAGTTCAACCTCGATGGCGTGCGCTTCCGGGCGGAGGCTTGAGGCGCACGGCTGGAGCGCGCAGGCGTTCAGCGCGGGTCCGGTGCGCTTCTGTGAAGCCGTGGACTGGAACCCGCCCCAGCCCCCCGCGCGTCCACCGCCGGAATTGAGATACAGCTTGCTACAAAGCAACGGGCACGGATGCGCTAAGTTGACACTTGTATTGCGTCTGTATATACGTTTTTTGCTTTACAGATCAGCTCACGATGACGCATATGGGTGCAGGTGGAGCTAGCCCATGGGAGTCGGAGCAATGCGCGACAACATGAAGCAGGACGGCGGGTCGCAGGCGGAGGGGCATGTGGCCCCGGGGTACTGGACGGTGGAGCAGGCGGCCAAGTACCTGCAGGTGTCGAAGTCCTGGTTGTACCGGCAGACGGAAGCGGGGCTGGTGCCCGTCGTGCGCATGGGCCGGAGTCTGCGCTACCGGAAGGCGGACCTGGATGCCTGGGCCGCCGCGCAGAGGGCTGCCTGATTCATGGGGTACGCATACCGGCGCGGAAAGTCCTGGTACATCGGCTACAGGGATGAGCGCGGTAAGCCCTCTCAGCAAGCCACCGAGGCGCGCACACGAACCGAGGCCCAGCGCCTGGCGGACGAGTTGGAGGCGCGGTGCGAGCGCGTGCGCCTTGGCCTTGAAGCGCCACTGAAGCCCGACGTGCCCTTCCGGGAGGCTGTTCGGGAGTACCTGGCCAGCCTGCCGGTGGAGTACCGCAGCAAACCGCACCTCGAGTCCCGCTTCCGCACCCGAATCCTGCCGCACCTGGGCGGCGTGCTGGTGCGGCAGATGACGGCCGCGGATGTGCAACGCATGCTGGCTGCCAACGCGGATGCCTCCCCGCAGACGCGTGAGCACCTGCGCGTAGCGGTCCAGGGCTGCTATTCGTGGCTCGTGGAGTCCGCGGGCACCGCCACGGAGAACCCAGGCGCCGCGGTGAGCAAAGTGCGGATCCCGAAGCGTACGCCCAAGTTCCTCCGGGCGGAGGACGTGCCCAGGCTGCTGGCGGCGGTGCCCGAGGAGTACCGGGCCCTCTTCGCGCTGGCAGTAGGCATCGGGCCCCGGAAAGGCGAACTGCTCGGCCTGCAGTGGGCGGACGTCGACCTTGACCGGAGGCTGGTGACCCTGCACCGCAGCTACGACCACGACACCACCAAGGGAGGCCGGGCCCGGACGGTGCCCCTGCCGGACTGGTTGCTGCCGGTTCTGCGCGAGCTCGCGAAGACCGCCCGCAGCCGGTGGGTGTTCCCCCGGCCCGATGGGCAGATGCGCACGAAGGACACGCGCCTGCAGCTGATCATGCGGACGGCCCTCTCCGCCGCTGGGCTGGTGGAAGGCTTCGACCACCGCTGCGTCACACGCGGTACGCGCAAGGGGTGCGACTACCAGGAGCGGCGGGCCGACAACGCCCGTGTGCCGTGCCCGAAGTGTGCCCGGCAGCTCTGGCCCACGGCGGTACCGCTTCCCCTGTCCTTCAAGGACCTGCGCTCTACCTTCGGGACGTGGGCTTACGCCCACACAGGCGACATTCGCTTCGTGCAGGTGGTGCTGGGGCACCGGGATGTCCGCGTCACGGAAGAGCGCTACTCCCACGTGCTGGACGCCCACCTGCACACGCAGGCGAACCTGGTGCGCATGGGCATGGGCCCTGTCAGTGGGCTGCAAGCAACGGGGGGCGAAATGGGGCGACCCCTGAGCACGGAAGGCAAGGACGTGGGGGACAGAACCTGA